TTAGATCTGTTGACTGCTGGCAATTTTGCTTACCTCCTCATTAAATTTAATATATGCTTCCTGTGGGAATACATATTCTGCAGCGATTTCAAAAAACCATATTATAATTTCTCTTTTAGTTAAATCGTTTAAATGTTTCATATTCATTAATCCGTTAAAAAAGTTTGTAGGATTTTTGCTTTTAATTTTTAATGTCGGTTTAACTGTTCCCATTACATATCTAAATTCGTGATCGCCGTCACCATTAATTACATACATTAATGTTTCATTGTTTCCTATTTTAACATATTCTAATACTGTTATTCGTATTTTTTTATTTGTTTTCATTGTATTTTCCCTTTCAATCATAACTATATCTCATTTCTATATCGTATATGCTGTTTGGCTTGTTCTTTTCTACCCAATATTTCGCACCACCCGCAGTGTTAAATGTCCCGTAAAATTTCCAATCGCCCTGCTCTTTAATAAATAATACATACATATATTTATTATATTCACTCATTGTCATCACCCTCTAATTCCTCAATATCCCAAATCAACCATTTTAATGTTTGTTCACGAATCATTAAATCATTAAAATATGAATCACGATCTAAATCTTTATCTGGATTACTTTCAATGTATTGATCTACATTTTTCTTATACTCTTTATAAGTCGCTTTAATTAAACCCTTTAAATCTTGATATGATAATTTCATTGTATTTCCTCCTATTTATTTTTTTGTTTGTTTATATTATATTAAAAAAAGCCCTAAATGTAAAGGGCTTTGATAAACTTTTATTAAATTATAACCTCTTTGGTATTATAATGATTGAAAAATGGCCTACCATCAAATATAAAATCTTTCATAGGGATATCACTATATGGATCGTTGCGATCATATATTTCCACTTTTGCAACACCTCTTATAATTTGGTTGTTTGCATCTCTTGCTACTTGCATAGCAAATATAAAATCCGTTAAATCTCTTAAGCGTTTTGCTATAAATGTAAAGCGTTGTGTTGTCATATATAAATCTAAATTTCGTTTTCTTAATTGAGTTGCTAAAGTTGTAATTGCTTTTGATTGTTTTGATAAAAATTCGTAAGCATCAGCACCCATTTGTGTTTCATCCATTAAGATTACGCCATTTTCCATATTTTCAGGTAATTCTAATAAATCTTTATAAGTAAAATCATGATATGGTATTTCCGTTAATTCAAAATTGCTAAAAACTTTTCTTTTTTCTATATGGTAAGCGTGTTCTGCAATAAAAGTTAAGAATAGTGTTTTTCCTGCACCTTTATTTCCAACCACAGCGATTATAGGACTTTCAACAATCATTATTTACCTACTAATTTGTTAAACAATGTAGGTTGAGGATCTAACATATCATTTGCTCTACTACTGATTTGTGTAAATTCTTTGCGTCCCTGTCTATCTTTAGAGATTAATAATTCCATGTGTTTGATTGCAATATCTTTTAAAATACCCACTTGATACTTTTCAGCAAATATTAATGCTTTTGTAATTGCATTGACTTGTGCTTGTGATAAATCGGTTTTAACCTCAATATTACTTTTATCATAAATTTGTTGAAAAATCATTTCTAAATGTTTTGATGATGTATCAGTTTGTTCCATAGGTTGTTGAATAATGTTATCAAATATGCTACTCATTATGCACCTCCGTTAATCACTTGTATAAGTTGATTAATTTGATCTTGTAAGTTTGTAAAGTTATCGTTCATTAAATAGACTAAATAAAGCACCGCTAATAAAGTAATGATAGATACAATACTACCTAAATTTTCTAATCCTTTAGGTTTTGATGCTTCAAATAATTCTTGACCTACTTTACTACTAATTGCAGTGTTAAAATCATCTGCACTATACACTTGATGTTGTTTATCAAGCGGATTTAAAGGCTCGGCATCTTTATAATTAATAAATATACTCGGCGTGCCTTTATGTATAAACATTTTATCAGGATGCAGCATATATGATTTATTGTTATGTGTTATCGTATTATTTTCTACAAGCATCCATTTTACAATAATTCTTTTATCATTACCTACATAAAACATTTTAACCGCTTCGTTCTTTTTAAAATTTTTAATATACCATTGTGACGCCATAGTCTTATCTCTCTTTCTTAAATAAATCTACTAAAGCAAGCGGTGCAAGTAATATGCTTAAACTTACTACTATTATATAATATAATACCATAGATTTTTTATCATTTTTAAATAATTCGTAATTCGGTTGTTTTTTATATTCTTTTAGCATGCGTTTTGCATTGATGATACCAACGATAACCCATGTCAATGCGATTGCATATATCCACATCATTTTAATAGCCCATCATAAAATAAATATCCTGACATTAAACCTAAAGCGACTGTAAATACAATATCATGTGTGTGTTGAGCGAAAGTCATTGTTAAACCTAAAGCAATTAATCCTGCAATCACATTAAACATCCCATTGTTTGATTTATACCGCATCCAAACCATAATAAATATTAAGATGGCACTTACTAATTCTATATCATGCATAATATTCCTCCTATAATGGTATTATGGCTTCTACAGCTTTAATAATAATCTCAAGCAATATAAACCCTATGACTAAATTTAAAGGTATAAATAATAAGGATACCATGTTAGGAATACCTGCAACATTAAATGTTAATAAACCTACATAAGTATTTAAATAACTTAATAGAGTATTTGAATTAAGAGCAATATCGCCACTTAAATTATTATCTAAACCCTGACTTGCTGTTAATCCTACAATTTCATTTGATATTAATGTAATTAATAATACACTGACCATTGATAAAAATAGCCAACCATATTTATTCATTTGCACCACCCCTTACATTTGTTATCAACATATATGTTAATACTGCAAAAGCCATAATGGACATTAATATAGGTAAAAATCCTAAAAACATCCAAAATGCAGTAATTAATAATAATGTAATAATTGTTAATATTTGAGGCATATTAAATTTATTTAATGCAAATAATGACATCATGATGATTGCTAAATATACGATAATATAACCTACATTTGTATTTAAATTAAATGTTGCAAATACATTTGCCATAATATTATTTTCAATAGGATCAGTTGTAGAGGTATCAATTACCGATCTTTCACGCCATGATGCATATAAATCTAAATTGTTATTTAACAATAAATCTAAATTAATATTTGAATTTTCATCCCATGTTTCGCCATTTGGTAAAACCCACCCATTAAAATAGTATCCCGTTTTATTTGGTGTATTAGGTAAAGGGATTGTTGATCTAAAAAAACCTCCGTCATATAATACGCCGTCAACATAAAATTTATAAGAATATATATTGTTATTCCATGTAAGAAAAGATGATATATTTAAATAATCAATATATCCTGCAGGTATAGGAGGCACAAAACTTTGAGGGATTAAAATGCTAAAATTAGTAAAGTTAGATTGTAAACTAAAATCATCATAAATTTGTAATAAATTAATATCAATAATACCTGATATATTACTAAAATTAAAATCGGTTAAATCATAACTATATGGATAAGTTGATCCTCCGTCATCACTGAATTTTAAAGTTGCATCATATCCGTTATAATCCGTTCTATGAAATTCACTATCAGGGATATAAATTTGTATAGTTTTTGCATCATTTACAATTCCCATAGTTGTTTGTATTGCATAAATATTTGAGACAATAGGTATATAATTCCATATTAAATCTTGTTGATATTCATAGTTATATATAATTTCAGTATCGTTTGTCATATATGAAAGAAATCCTGACGGAGGCGAACCACCGTAATTACTCATAATAATCATACTTATGTATCTAACATTTGAGGTGATACCTAAATTTTCAAAATCAAATCTATACCAACCACCAATTTTTACACCTGATATATCAATAAAATCTATTGTTAATAAAGGCGTATTATTGTCATCTTTAAATACAATATAACTATCAATATTGCCGTCCTCAAATTCGTGTCCGTCACTTTCAGGGATATAAATTTCAATTCCATAGGCATCAAAATCTACAATTTCGAGATCAGCCTGTAATCCATAGTATGATGAATAAAAATTGGTATAACTATAAGAAAATGCGTCTAAAGCACCATAAGAATTAATAGCAGAGGTAAAAATACCTACTATCGCAAGTATTAATACGCTAATCGCTTTCTTCATTAGATCCACCACCATTTCCGCTAAATCTTAAGTATAATAGAATAATTATACCTAAAGCAATTACAATATTAATCCATGCAGGCAACCACCCTAAAAATGATAATCCTACAAAAGTTAATATTTCTACACTTATTATAACACTATTTGGCATATTTAGTTTAATTAAAGTTAGGGCTGTAAAAAATAACACCACTAAAGATAAACCAATACGCCCTAAATCATTATTAAATCCTATGTCAGTTAACAAGTTATCTAAAAAGGTTTCGCTATCTACATCTAAAAAATCATCAGGTGCAGGCTCGGTATAATCATAATAAGGTTGAATAATATTAAATGATGTTGTTTGTAATGCTAAAAGATATAAATTTTGTTCTAACATTTGATTATTAATATAATCGTTGTAATAATTATCTAATTGTGCTTGTGTGAAGTGGTCTATCCCGAGTGCTGTAATATCTATAATTTTATAATAATCCATATGTATCGTATCACCTAATGCACTAATATCTGCAACATAATCAACCCTACCAATAACAGGATTTCCTTTTAATGTATATGTTATATAAATATTTGGTGTAGGATTATAAATATATTTTCTTTCATTTGTATTTTGAGAAAATCCTATACGAAAATACTCTGTTTCTTGTAATACTTTAACACTTGTTATTAAATAATAATATTTAGAATTATCTAATATTTCATCAGTATAAGCATAAAATGTTGTTGTCCTATTAGAACTACTAATATATATACCATTATTATAATCGTATGTTTCAGTTGCGGTATTGTCGTCATACCAATTTAGTTTATCGCTACTTGATGTGTAATTATATTCAAACGCAGGACTTCCAAATACTTCATTTAAACTATAATAATTTAATTCCTCTAAATATGGTGTGTTTGCATCATCAAAAAGTAAATAGTTATAGTAATATTGTTCCCATTGTTCGTCAGTGTATCCTAAATTGCTGTTGTTGCTTTTAGCGTATTGACCCGCATAATAAATAATAAAGTCGTTTGCTTGTTCGTTGTTAAGAATTCTATGATATCCCTCTTGATAGTAAACAAATTGTTGTGGTGTTAAATCTAATCCGTTAAAGTAAGTATCTAATCGGTATGTAATATCATAATAAATAGGATTTTCATAAGTAAATGTTTGTGGATCAGTTCCGCCATTATCAAAATATTTGTATATTTCAAAATATTCATCTAATTGTGATTGTGTGAGTGAGTCAATGCCTAAGTCGGTGAGGTTATATGCGTATGCGTAATCAACTTGTATAGGTGTCCATCCACTTGTTCTGTAATCTATTACTTGTATGACAAAATCGTTAGTTGTAGTTTGTGTTGCTGTAATAATATGTGATAAAACTTCAAATTCACCACTACCACTATGATAAACTCCAACATCTGTCGAACCATTGTATGACAATAACCTAACGCTTGAACTATCTGCTTTAATTTTTGATAGTATGTAATATTTATTAGTGTTAGTTAAATTAAAAGCATTATAAGTTAACCTACCATATTGTGTCAACGCTGTAAAACTTACTACACCATCTGTTGTAGTAGGTGTTGTTATATTTCTTACCGTCCAACTCGTTGTCCCGTTACTAAAATCACCATTTGTAATTAAATTACCCGTGTTAAATACATCATTTAATGTTTGTCCGTTAAGTTCATATAAAGGTTGATTGTTAGATGTAATTTCATCCTCGTTCATGACATATCGTAATCGGTTGTTATCAGTTTCAACATAGTTTACATTAGGGATCGTTTCAAATTCAGCAAAAGTATTTTTTGTTAAAAAAGTATCATGAGGCTCGTATGGTGTTGCTGTTGAGCCTTGTTCAAACTGTGTTGTAATAGAGGCAGTAAAAAAAGAAAATCGTGCATATTTTGCATTTGACGGTGAAATAAGTGTTGCAGCCGTAGAAACAGTTAGTATGTTATAATTTTCATCATAATATACAATTCTCCTTGTTTCTGCTGATGTATCTCTCACATAATTAGTAGATGGTTGCACTTCTATATAATGGGATATAGAATAACCAGAAACATTAAACTCTCCACCCGTAGAACCTAATGACTTATCATTTACAATATTTGGATTGTCCTTATCAAACAAGTTCTTACCCGTTAATTGTGTTTCTGCAAATTCATTTATTGTATAATTATCTAATATAGGATTTTCTTTATCCCCTAAATTTGTATTATCATAATTGTTAAATATATCGTTTAATGTTTGGCCGTTAAGTTCATCATATACTACACTATTACCACTTTTATAAATCATAAAAGAGTAATATTTTGCGGTTTCAGGTGCATCAAAACCAGAATTTCCATATTCAATGTTGCTTATATATTTATCATTTTCATATATTGAATATTGAGTGTTTTTATATCCTATAAATTCATTATATTTATTCCAAAACAAAACATGATGATATGTTTGTGATTGTGTATAAATTCTTTCAGCACCTACAATCATTTTACTTGTAATTGAATATTTTAAATCATTTTCAATTAAACCGGTATTTAAATTCCATTTTTTATTATCAGTTATGTTAAAAGAATAATCTACATTTATAGCAAACACATTAAATGTAAAAGATCCTATTAAAGTTAAAGTTAAAATAATTAAAGTTAATAATTTTTTCATAGTATAGCCTCATAAGTCTTTATAATAAAGGCGATCAATAAGGTAGGATATTGACCGCCTCATTATAAAGGGATTTTGTTAGCGTGATCTTTGGTAAAAGTAAACGATCACAGCAGCAGCGAAAAGTAGTGGTGCAAGGTCTAATAATGTTCCTGCAGCAGTATTTTCTAAAGCACCGCCTGTGCCTGTTAAGTCGCCTACTGCAGAAACTACGGTAGGGATTAATGTGACTGCGATAACAAATCCAATGACTTTATCAATAAATTTCATGGCTTTACCTCCTTATAGTCTATACTCATTATATACCTAAAAATTAAAAAAAGCAAGCATATACAAGTTTTTATTTAAAAGATGAGTATTTATGCATAAGACATGTAAAGTTTTTTAAACGCTAAAATATAAAGGATTTTTACAACGCTTATGTGTGTTTCAT